CCCGAGGGCAAAAAGCGCGAAAAGTGTTCGCTGCGTTAGCGACAGACAGAGTGTCGCTAATTGACGCGCCGCAAAATAAATGTCCGACGAAAAATCTCGCAGTCTCTTATGAGTGCGGTTTCAGACTTGGCGCGCTCTGCGCTCAAGTTGAAGGCGGAATCCATCGCAGCTAGGATTGAGGCGGGGGATGATGTCACTGCCAAGGAGCTCGACCTGCTGCAACGCTTGGCGGGGGCCGATCCTTCGCCAGTGGTCGCCGAGGAAACGAGCGACGAAAAGAGCACGCCCCGCCGCGGTCGAGAGTCTGCAGTGCTGGTCGCTAAATACGCGAAGGCGAAGGAGTGCTCGAGGCGTACTGCGCAGCGGCACCGAGATCGAAACACTGAGGCTTGGCGCGAGTTTTGCGCGGCTCATGGCGGGGCATCGAGTGAGCTTTTCGAGTCGCCCTGGTCATCGGTGGCATTGCCAGCCGATGGCGACGAGATCGACGTCTTAGTGCATACAACGAGCCAGGCTTATTTGTCCGCTGTTCAAAGTCGCAATCCTGAATTGATCGCGATCACTCACAAGCAATATAATGAGGCACTGAGCCAGCGTCGGCAGACTCGACTCTCGGAGCCGCAGATCGCGCTGCGCCGGGGGATGGCCCTCGATAAGGCCACCGTGCTGCGCGTCCTGCACCGCGTGCACGGCTACTTTGCTGATTCGATACTTGAGGAGCTTGTCGCGTTCGGCCATGAGCTGACTGCCGACCCGTCGTCGGACATGGACATCCGGGAGGTGGCGCGCGAGCGGCGCGACAAGCTCTTTCGTGCGCTGGGCAGCGCGCAGGGGTTGCTCGATGCGATCCAGGAGGAGACTCCGCCAAGCGTGGCCAAATGACTGCGGGCGATCTCGAGACTGCGGGCATTCTGGTTGCTGCCATTGCCGCGAATTATAAGCCTTCGCCCACGCAGCACGTTTGGCAATGGGCAGAGGAGCATGTGTTCCTCGATAACCAGCAGGCCCCAGGCCGCGCAGGCTATTACGACTCAAACAAGACTCCCTGGACGCGGCGCATGCAGGAGCTCGATGCCGATCCTCGCGTTGACGAGATCATCATCCCGAAGTCGTCGCGCTCTGGCGTGACCGAGGCATTTTTCAACATAATGCGCCGCGCGCCGCACTACAGCCCAGGCCATATATTGTATATGCTGCAGAATCGCGACAAGGCCCGGAGTGTGATGCAGCGGCGGATCATTCCGACGATGCGAAAGTGCGCAGGCGAATACTTCACTGGCAATCTCGACGATGTCGGCAAGTCGCTGCTTCGCCTGGTCAATATGGAGATCCATGTGCACGGCGCAGGCAGCGAGTCGCCCTTCACCGAGATCGCCTTCGCAAAGATCGGCATCGATGAGGCCGACGATACTATGGCCGTCATCGATGGCGACGAGACCACTGCCGATCTGGCTCGCTCCCGGCAGCGCGACGTTCCGGGATCCAAGCTGTATATTTTCGGCAAGATGCGATACCGGGGAGGGCTGCTGTGGAGCGAGTATATCGGCGGCACTCAGGATAAGCTGTTGCTGCCATGCCCGCACTGCAACGATCTCATCGAGCTGCATGAGGGCGGGCTGCGCTACGAGCACCTCGCTGCTGATCTCGTCTCGGGCGACGTGCCTGGAGGCTACGACTTGCGCGAACTGATCGAGGGCACGTTCTACGAATGTCCCGCTTGCGAAAAGCCGATCGAGGAAAGGTGGAAGCGAGCCATGCTCGAGGCTTGCGCGTGGCGGCCGACTCCGACGTCTGCCGATGTCGCCCCGAGTGGCCAGCACTTCCGCGTCGCTGAGCGCGAGGGCCTCGACAAATACCCAGCCCCATTTCCAGGCCGCGTCTCGATGCAAATCTCAGATTTTTACACTTTGCATGAAAAGCTGCGCTGGGGGCATCTTGCTCTGATGCTGCTGGAGGCGCAGCGGAATCCGCACCGCCTGGCGCACTTTGTGATCAATCACACTGGCCGCGGATACAACGCGCAGGAGGCCAGTATCAGTGCGACTGAGTTTACGCGCTGGATCGGCGGCCGTAAAAATCCTGACAGTGGCGAGGTGCACGGCCGCCGCTACCTGCGCGGGCAGTGTCCGATTGATCCTGTGCTGGTGAGCGCGACGGGCGACGTCCAGCGGGATCTCTGGAAATTCGTGATCTGCGCATGGGAGATCGACGGATCCTGTTGGGTGATCGACTGGGGCGTCGTCCTGGACGCTCGAGGATTCGATGAGCAGCTAGATCGCAAGTTCCCGATCATGGGCGATGTCGACGGCCGCGCCGTAAGCCATGATTTCGGCCAGGGATTGATCGACTCTCGGCACCGGGAGGCGGATGTGTTTGAGTACGTGCTGCGCTCTCGGTACCGGATATTCCCGTCCAAGGGGCTGCGGCATACGAGTGCCACGCCGTACGTGTCGTCTGTGAAGAAACCGTGGGGCGATCAAGGCCGCGTGGTGAAGGCGTACCATTACGACGATCGCCAGGTGAAGGATCGGTACTATGTGGATCGGCTGCAGCATGCCCGCCCCGCGCCCGTATATCTGCCCGCCGATGTCGACCAGGATTTTATCGAGGAGAACTGCGCCGAGAAATTCCTGGCTACCCAGGACAAATACGGGGCGACCGTCCAGCAGTGGATTAAGGTCGGCCCCGCGAATGATTACGGCGACTGCATGAAAAAACATTTTATCGTTTGGGGATTCAATGAGGCCCGCCTGCGCGCGCAGTCTGAAAGCGGCAAGAGGACACGCGAGTATCGGTTGGACGCCAAAGCTGACGCACGCCCGTAGGGCGTTGCCTCCACCAACTTGTAAGGCCTGCTTACAGGTTCGATTTCACAAGATGGCCGAGACGAATTTCTAGCGAACGCAGAGGTCTGCCACCCGCCGAAAGCCGAACGTCGCAGCAAATAAGACTATGGAATCACAAGAAACAATCGAAGACACAGCGGGGGGCGGGTTGGTAGCACCGATTTGTTCGCCTTTCTATTCGGACGAGTATGTGACGCTTTATCATGGCGACGCTCGACTAATACTTCCGCAGCTTGGGCAAGGCTGGGCCGATGCGGTGGTGTGTGATCCGCCGTATGGAATCGATCTGCAACCGCAGCGAGGCAAGACAAAGGCCATTGCCAACGATGGTCGCCGCGAGGCAAAGGCGTTATGGTGGGCAACCGTTCCGCTCATGGCGCAAGCAGTGAAGGATGACAGCGCGTCGCTAATGTTTGGCGGGTGGTCGGAAACGTGGGCGGCTGATGTGCTTCGCGAGTGGTTTACGATCAAGGGGTGCATCGTGTGGAAAAAAAGTCAGTGGGGGATGGGCTACTATCTAAGGCCACAGTGGGAGTTGGCGTGGTATCTCCACAAGGGGAAGCCCGCCCTGCCAGATACGGCGGGAAGCGATGTGTGGGAAGCTGCGAGAGAAAGCGCGCCAGAGCACTCTTGCCAAAAACCGCTGCCGTTAATGAAGCGTGCGATCAAGTTTGTAGGAGGCGGAACAATCCTCGACCCGTTTGCGGGGAGTGGCAGCACGCTTGTGGCGGCTAAGGAGTTGGCGATCAAAGCGGTCGGAATTGAGTATGAAGAAGAGTATTGCGAACGAATTGCCGAGCGACTGGCCCAGGGCATTCTTTTATGAGGCGAACAGCTCCTGTTGACGCATTGCTGCCTAGGCAGCAATTGCTGTCCAATGGGAAAATTGTACAGAGCGGCGTGATATCGCGTCAAGGCTGAATTGACGACGGCCAGCGGGCATGGCCGACGACTTTATCATTACGTGCTGGATCGATGAGGCGCGCAAGAGCACAGAGAACCAGACCGACGCAGAGACGATCACGCAGCTCGAGGCGTGGCAGAGCGAGGTGTTTGCGGACTATCAGTCTGGCGTGCAGATCACGCAGGTGACTTTCTCGGGCGAATCACAGAGCGGCCAGGCGCAGCTCTCGCCGCGCGAGGCCCTGGTGCAGATCCGGCAGGCTCTGGGCAAGCTAAACGCGGACGGCACCTACGGCAGCGACGGGGTAGTCGAGCCGCGCGCGCCTGGCTACGTGCGCACCTAGAGTGCCAGGGCAGTGTCGATTGACGCGCGCCGCGCATCATGGCGCGCACCTCGGCCGACATTCTCCAACTCGCAGCGAACGGCGGCCAGGCTGCCACTGTGCCGCCTGTCCCAGGCGCGGTTTATAATTCGCCGTTTGATTCGGCGAATTATACTCCCTACCGCAACGAGATATTTTTCAATGATCTCGAGACGCATACCGAGATCGACTCATGGACTCGCGAGACGCTGATCAATAAGAGCCGCTGGTGTTTTAACAATGTTGCGCCGTACACGGCCGTCTGCCGGAATCTGCCGATGCTGGTGGTGGGGCCTAAGGGCCTGATGCCGTTCCCTGCGACCGAGGATCGGGAGTGGAATGAGCTCGCGCTGCGCGCGTTCAATATGCATTCAGCGAATCGCTCCGCGTTCGACCTCGGCGGCCGGTGGAGCTTTACCGAGGCCCAGCGATACGCCTATCTCTCGACCTTGCGCGACGGCGATCACTTCGGCGTGCTGACCGAGGCTGCATCGCAAGCGGGGATGATGGCCTTTTACGAGGGGCATGCATGCCGCAATAAGGAGGCCAGGCTGCACCAGATGGCAGCCACTCGCTGGCAGGATGGGGTGCGCCTCGACCGCCACGGCAAGGCGCAGGCTTATCAGCTCTGGGGCCGCAATGGCAGGAGGATGATCGTGCCGCGCGAGAACATGATCCATTTCTGCTCGCCCGAGCGGCGCGGTGCATCGCGTGGGGTGCCGATCGGCATGCACTGGTTTAATGATGGCGTCGACTGGACTGAGCTCAAGCTCTACCTGAAGACGGCCGCCAAGCTGCGCGCACAGATCGGCTACTATCGGACGACCTCCGGCCGACCGACGAATGGTGAGCCTGATCCCTCGCTGGGCTTCCAGTCGGTCAACGATGGCACCGACGAGAGCCCGGAGCATGTGCTGGTGAAGGAGGTGCACAAGGGCGTCGAGATCCTGAGTACCGGCCGCCAGGAGATCAAGACGCTGGCCGACGATCGGCCTGGGCCAAACACGATGGAGTGGCTCGACCGCCTGATGGTGCAGCTCTCGATGGGCATCGGCCTGCCGCCGCACATCATATTTTACCTGAGCGGGCTGGGCTCTGCCGAGGTGCGCCTCGTCCTCCAGGGCTCGAAGGCATGGATCAAAACGCAGCAGCAGCAATTGGTCGAAAACTTTTGCCAGCGATGGTGGGTGTACGTGATATCGAAGGAGATCAAGCGAGGCGCGCTGCGCCGCCCACGCGATCCTGATTGGTGGAAATGTGGCTGGATATCGCCGTCAGACATGACGATCGACGTCGGCCGAGAGGGTTCGCTGAAGGTGAAGCTGCGCGAGAATGGCATGCTCACTCTGGCCATGTGGGCCGGTGAACTCGGCGAGTGGTGGGAACGGCTGCAGGATCAATCGCTGCGCGAGGCGGCCAGGGGTGCCCGCAGGCGGCGCGAGATCGCTGCGGAGGAGGGCGTCACCGAGCAGGAGCTGGTCGCCTACCAGAAGGGCGACGTCGTCACCGATAGCATGCCTAATACAAATCAATGACTCCGACCCAATCTCAAATCATGGCGCGGCTGATGTCGTCGCCGCAGTATCTGTCGCCGCTGCATGCGACTGCGCTATTACTCGATAGTCCTTGTGAAACGCGCGCGGATGTGGTCGAGCCTCGCAGTGCGATCCGCGAGCACTGCGTCGGCGGCGAGTGGCAGCCGTATGAGACATGGCGCGGCATCGCGGTCGTCACTGGCAGCGGCACGCTGCAAAAGCGGTGCGGTTGGTGGGGCCTCGATTATGATGCGGTGACGTCGGCCGTGCACCAGGCCGTCGAGGATCCTGGCGTGCAGACCGTTGTCCTGAATCTGGCGAGTCCTGGCGGCTCGGTCGTCGGCTGCGCCGAGACGGCAAACAGGCTGGCCGCCCTGGCGCAGCGCAAGCCGATCGTCGGTTTCGTCGATACCATGGCTTGCTCGGCGATGTATTGGAATCTCTGCGCGCTGCCGATCGTGGCCACGCCATCGGCGCAGGTGGGCTCTATCGGGGTGATTCTCATGCTAGAGACATTCGAGGCCATGCTCGAGGCGATGGGCATCAAAACGCACGTTTACAAGAGCGGCGCACTGAAAGACATGGGCGCGCCCTGGCGCGAGCCGACCGAGCAGGAGGCTGCCGCTTTCCAGGCCGACGTCGATACGCTGGGCGATGCGTTCCGTTCTTACGTGACGACGCACCGCCCGACTGTGCAGCACGCTGATATGCAGGGCCAGGCATTCGCGGCCGCTGACGCGCTGCACAAAGGCTTGGTCGACGGACTGGTAAACGATCTGTCAGACCTGCTCGCCAATCTCGCAGGTGCCGCGGCGCATTGACATCTCAACGAATCCATCCTCCCGGCCGATCATACGCGCGGGGGCCAATCCAACCAACCTAGCAATGTCTCAAGAGACCAACATCGATACACCGCCCACGGCCGGGGTAAGCGCACCCGCAGCCATCCAGTTCAATACGCTCGACGACGCCAAGGCGTTTTTCGCAAGCGCAGAGCAGCCTGCGCCTGAGCCTGCCCAGCAGGAGGAGTCGACCGATGTGGAGCCCGCCGCAGAGCCATCTCGGCCCGGCCTGCTCTCGAGCCTGTTCGGCAGTTCTGCAGAGCTTGCTCGGCTAAACGATGAGAACGACGCGCTGCGAGCGGAGAACGCTGGCCTGCTGGCAATGCTCTCGAGCGTAGCGGGCGAGATCAACGAGGCGCGCGAGCTCGCGGCCACTGTGCCCGTGCAGGTGGCTGCGCAGGCCGCTGACGTTATCGCAGCCCAGGGCCAGGATCCCTGCGCTCTGCCTGAGCCTGAGCTCGAGGAGGATGCCAGCGATATCGGCAGTATTGCCGAGCTCGGGGCAGCCATGGCCGCTGAGCCTGATCCGCACCGCCGCGCCGCACTCTACCGATCGCACCGCTCGCAGCTGATCGGCCGGAACTAATCTACCGCAAAAAAACGACTACCAAGAAAAAATCTAACGAACCAAAAAGATGGCTAATACATTTGGAACCAAGTTTACCGACATCCTCGCGACCGAGAGTCTGTTGGCACTGGAGAATCTCTATCCTGAGATTATGCGGTTTTACATGGGATTCTCGTCGCAGCCCGTGGCAGCGAATCAGAAGATCAAAACGAACGTCTTCGGTCTTGGCGCTGCCTACGATGCGTCGAGCGGATACACTGCGCCCGACTTCGCCGACACGGCCGTCGAGGTGGCAGCGTCGAATCATTACAGTGCGTCGTTTGCGTACACGCAGGCCGAGCTCGATGATCTCGCGTATGATATCAAAGCACGCGCTGGGCTCCTGGCTGGCGCGCTGATGAAGCCCATATTCGACGAGCTGCTCGACCAGTGCGTCGAGGCTGAGATGGACGATCGCGTTGTCCTGGCCAGTGCCTACGATGTCGATACTATCGGCGCGATTCGTCGGGACATGAACAAGGCCGGTTGCCCGCTCGAGGGCCGCGTCGGCATCGTCGATTCAGACGTCGCGTATACCCTGATGACGGACACTCGCGTTACGAACGTCGACACCTGGCGGCCTGCGACCGATTACTTTGAGAATGCGCCGATGGCCTTCAAGATCCACGGGATGACGATCTACGAATATCCTGCGTTCAAGGCTGGCACGGACAACAAGAACGCAGTCTTTTTGTCACCTGGTGCGCTGGTCGGTGCCATCGCGCCGCCGCAGGATTCCAACCTGCCCGACTTCCCGTCTGCTGCACCTGCGCAGGTGGGGGCGCGACTGGTATCTGCTGCGCCGCAGAGCGGCGGCAGCGGGATCACCGCCCTGATGCGCGAGAACCGCAAGGAAGACGGTGGTTTCCAGTGCGATCTCACGGTGCGCTTCGGCTTCGAGAAAGGCGATGTGAATCGCGGATTCATCGTCGAAGAGACCGAGTAAGTTTCACTGTCCTGGCGGCCCGCCTTTGTAATCTGAAGGGGACAAGGGCGGGCCGCGAAATTAATCTAATATTCCACACACTATGCGCAGCAATATCCATTTGGTGGTATCGATCTCTAAGACCGGCCGTCACAAGGCCGACTACATCGGCACCGATGCGGCCGAGGCGGCCGGGAAGTATGCCGAGATCGCCGCCAAAGGCACGGCCGAGCGTGTGCTCTGGTGCGATCATCTGGGCAACGCTACGCGCAAACTTTGCAAGCCTGCAGCCACCGCTGCTCGCGAGAAAATGCGCGCCGCTGACGCAGCCGCAGCCGAGCATGCGGCGGCCACGAGGAAGGAGCGCATCGCGCAGCTCGACTTCGCGACGCTGCTGGTCGATGCCGACCGCCGCGGCCTGGTGGTCGATCCTGCGACGGCAGAAAAGCCTGCCCTGGTCGATGCACTTTTCGCCGCGGGCTATGATCCGCCGCTCGCTGCGGCTGATGATCAAGCCCTGCCCGCCGAGCCCGAGCCCGAGGTCGCTGCTGCGAGCCTCGGCGTATAGTTTCGACTCGTCACTGCCCGACCCAGCGGGGCCGTTGCGCGTTCGGCGTGGCGGCCCCGTTTCGCGTTTAACCTATCAACCACATTACAATGAGATCGCTGTCAGACATCCGCAAACGGGGCCTCGGCCGCCAGGCGCAGCGACTGGCTCGGGCCGGTGCAGCATGGCGGCAGGGCACATCGGTCGATCCTGACAGCGAAGAGTGGCCGCTGCGATGCACGCTCGAGGATGGCACCAGCCATGAGATTACAACGGGATACCTGGCAGGCGAGCAGCATGCACGCCGCGGGGATGCTGGCCTGTTCGAGGATGCGCCCCGCACCACGCTCTCGGTCGAGCGGGCCGAATTCCTGTCGCTATTCGACTGCGATCCTCCGCTCGGCGCAGAGATCACGCATGGGCTGCCAGGCGAGGACAGGACGCGCACGTATCGCATCGAGTCCTGGCGCGCGTCGCCGAATGGTGCCGAGTATCAGTGCGAGCTGATCAGGGAGACCTGATCAACTGGCGCAATGCACCAGATGACATTGTTAGTGTTTCAGCATGCCGCTCGCCCCTAATATCAATACGCCCATCGCGCCGCACGTGGATATCGACGTCGATATCAGCCTGCTCGAGCATGAGCTGGCGCGATTCGCCGAGGCGACCGATCGTGATCTCGCTGCGGTGCTCCGCCAGCAGGCTGGCCTGCTCGGCGAGGATATGATGCGCGCCACGCCACCGGTCGGCAAGTTCACGGGCGCGAAGGAGAGTTGGAGCGCGCAGCGGAAGATCGGTCGCGCCGCGGTGGGGCGGGATATCGATCGCATGGCGGGATCATTCAACGAGCTCGAGATGATGTCGGGGACGGGGCGACTGGCGACCCGCATGCGCAAGCTGGTGCGCCGCGGCGATACGAATGCCATCGCGTCGATCCTGCGCGCGAGCAAGGTGCATCCCTCCGCGTCATCGTGGCACATCCTCCCTGCCGATATAGAGTCGGTGCACAAGCTGGTGCGCAACACTCGCGGCCGCGTGCCGCAGTCTGCTGATCGGAATAAGCGATGGCTGAAGGCGCGCGACAAGGCGCGCCTGAAACGCCAGGCGCAGGCGCGTGTCTTTAATTTGAAAGCGGGTTGGGCTGGCCCGGTGCGTCGGCTTGGGCGGAACGTGCCCGCGATGATATCGCGAGTACTTGGCACGACGACGCAGGGCCGCCTTGTCGATCGAGCGGATGCGCCGCGCGATCCGCATGTCGATCTGATCAACGTGGTGAGCTACGCGCGCCAGCAGATCCGACAGAGCCTGGTCTCGACCGTGATCCGCAACCGTCGCGGCAAGGTGGAGCGGCAGATGGCAGTGGCCATCGATCGCCAGGCACGCCGTGCCAGTCGCCGCCTGACTTGACGCGCTCCGATCGGAAGTGTGATTAATTGTTTCATAGTTTGAGGAACAAGGGGGGTGGCTGTTGCTTTTGCTGCAGCCGCCCCTCTCTTTAAAGCATGCAGAGCCTGGAATATAACCTGGAGCAGACGTTTGCCAGCTGGCTCGAGACCGATGTCGCGCCATCGACCGTGATCGCTGGCCTGCCCGTCATCTGCGCGCATGCCGATAGCAAGATCGCCAGCTCGAGCCGCATCGAAATCCTTGCCGAGCGGCGCGTGTCTGGGTTTGAACGGATCCTCAACTATTGCGTCGCGATCGAGATGTCGATTATTACGCATGCGGATGAGAGCCTCGATGCGACTAACGCGGATCGTGGCTACCTGCATGCGCTGCGCGGCGATGTCCTCGACGATAACCTCAACGTCGCGCTGCCGGAGGATCGCGACGCCCTGGTCGATGCGCTCACGACGCGCATCGCGACGTCGGCCAGCATGACGATCGAGCGGATCGGGTGGATGCCTGATGTGCCGCGCCTGGACGCGCGCGACCAGACACACTGGCGCACGGTCTACGCGCTCAAGGTTGTGGCGGTGCCTGAGACGATCGGTGGTAATGTCATTATCGGCGGCATTGGCGTCGAGATCGGCGGGGTGCCCATCGAGATCGGGGCTGATTGACCTCGCCGGGATTGCATGTTCCGCCAGGCCATCCTAGTCCTTGTTCTTTGCGCGTCGTCCTGCATCGCCCAGGCGCAGGAGCTGAACACGCGCGACGATATCGGCACTCCTGCCGATGGTGACCTGATCCCGTTCTCGGACGAAAGCGAGGTGGGCGCAGCGAAATACAAGAAGGGCACATGGTCGACGCTGCGCGATGAGATCCGCTCTGCGAGTCTGCCGCTGGCAGGCGGCACGCTGACGGATTTTCTAAAACTCCACGCGAATCCATCTGCCGACGCGGACGCAGCAAACAAGGCGTATGTCGATCTGCGCGCGGCTGACTACCTGCCGCTCGCGGGTGGGAATCTCACTGGCAATACATCGACATCGGCAAACCTGGCGCTGACGGCGGGGTATCTGGATATCTCGGAGATCGCCACTCCTGCCGCGCCGGGGGCGGATATCGCGCGCATTTACGCGCGGCCGAATGCTGCCACGGGCGGCACTGAGCTGTACTTCAGCGACGCAGTGGGAACGACAAATCTATCGTTCAAGCTCGAGGACGGCGGCAAGATCACGACGACTGCGACGCTGGCCAAGAACAACACATACCTCACCGATGCATCGAGCGGATCGTTTACGACGACGCTGCCTGCTGCGACTGGTTCCAGGAAGCGCGTGCGTATCACGCCAGAGGATGCGTCGAATGCGGTCACGGTGGCGGTGCAATCTGGCGAATCGCTGGATGGGACGACGGATGGAACGGACAGCGTAGACTCGCTGGGCATTTACGAGTACGTCGACGCTGGCACCGGCACTTGGATATCGACGGCGAATGATTTTTACTCGCGCGATGGATCGCTGTCAGGCGATCGTACTGTAACGGTGGGGCCGCACACGCTGAATTTTTTGGGCGGATCTGTATTCAGCAGCCAGTATCTCGCGAATGCTGCGCTGCAGCTGAACGATACGACTATAAACCTGGACTATGGCACCAGCACGCAGTTCCAGGGGGTGACGATCACGGACGGCGTGGCAGGCGATACGACAATAAATATCACTGGTGATATTACAAACCCGGAGATTAACAGTGTCGGGTTTTGGGTAGAAAACGCCGATGCGATCACGCGAAACGTGGTATTCAACTCGGCGATCAAGGACACTGACGGATCGACAAACCTGGGCACGGTCGCGCTGGCAGCTGGCGCGGAGATACTGTTCGCGTGGGTTAAGAACGGCACGACGTACACGACGATTTATCGATCCGATGGCCTCGACTTCCTGCCGCTCTCAGGCGGCACGATGACGGGAAACCTTTTGATGGGCACAAACATTTTAAGCCTCGGCGACTCGTCACTGGTCGACGACGGCGACCTGGAGATTGAGGCGAACGGAAACACAGTCTTCACGATGACCGATGCGTTAGTCACTTCGGAAGTGGATCTGGCGGTATCGGGCGACGTCGATATCAATGGCGGTTACCTGGAGATGACCGAAATGGTCGCGCCAGCGGATCCGGCAGCCAACACTGGCCGACTGTACGTGGCGGATGACGCCTCGACGACTAAGCTGTATTTTCGGGATTCCATCGGCACGGTAACCGACCTTCTTGCAGGCGGCGGCGGGTTGACCAATTGGTCAGAATCGGGAAATGATCTAATTCCCAATGTCGCGGGGTATTCGCTCGGAAACGCTACCAACGAAATAGGCGACCTTTACCTGGACGACGGCGCGCGCGTCATGTTCGGCATCGCGCAAGACGTGGTGTTGCAACGCTCGGCGGCGGACGTGCTGTCGTTGGCTAGAAGTGGCAACGCGCAGTCCTTCCGCCTGTATAATGACGCCACTGGTGGCGTCGAGGAATGGTTGGAACTGGACTGGCAGACGACGCCGGACGTATGCCGGATTGCGACGGCGACGAGTGGCGGGGCGGTGCAGGAGCTGGTTATTGGCAATGCAGGTGGATCAGCAACCCGCTTTGATGGTGGCGCGTACTTCCACGAAGGAGGGGATTTGGTTGATGATTATGTTCGGATATGGGCGACCAACAGCAACAGTATTATTACGTTCTCTCAGGGAGCATTAGTGCAGGGCCCCGCAAAACAGACCTATCAATTGACCGCGCCTCTTTCTGACGGTGATACGTTTTCGTTCGAAACAAAAGCGGGGGATTATCTCAACGATACTGATGGGCGGCAGGCATTTATTAAAGTATCGCCGCTAATTAACCAGAGCGGGACGGCAGCATATGACGGTATTTACGTCAACGTGGATGAGGCGACGCATGCAAGTCAGGGAAATGGATCGACCGGCGACGGGAACAACCTACTCAATCTGGCTGTTGATGGGACGAGTCTGTTCCGAGTGAACAACGCAGGGGCGATGTATGCTGCTGAACTGTCAGCAGACCCGACTGCACCAGCCGAGGGCGAGCATGTCATCTGGCAATCAGACGGCACCGGGAGCGGCGACGATGGCGACATCATGCTGGAGGTGCAGGCGGGAGCGACCACCAACACGGTTACACTTTACGATCACAGTGCAGCTACGATCGGCAAGCGATCCTACGCCGAATATTACATCTCGACGCCTGCTGCGTCTGCGGCTATCACGGCTGGGACTCCTATCGAGATCGGTGGCACGGCAACGGCAGGCGATTCGTCGAGCGATTTCACGATTGCCACTGCGACGGGAGGTCGCGCAACCTATACAGGCACGCTCACCAAGCGTTTCAGGGTGACTGCACGCGTTTCGGCAACCTCGACGAAAGGTAACGAGGTGATGTCCATCTTTATCGCTGAGGGGGGCGCGGCACTCGCCAAGAGCGAGACTGAGCGCAAGATTGGCACGGGCAGCGATGTTGGCAGTGTATCGACCAGTGCCATCGTCGAGCTGGCAACGAATGAATTTGTCGAGGTGTTCGTGGACTTGAACGCATCGACCTCCGACACGATCACGGCCGAGAAGTGCGTGCTGGTGATCACCGAGCTTTAACCGACCGACCGACCGATTCCATGGCAATACCCGCAAGCAATCCAACCGAGCAGGCCGCCGTCGAGGCGCGCGTGTATCCAGACCTCTGGATCAAATCAATCGTGATACGCACTGCGAACGCACAGCAGGGTTATATCAAGATCGAGACGCTGGCATACGACGGCGCGACGCAGGAGATCAGCAACAGTCGCGCCGAGTCGATCACAACTGATAAGCTCCTCGAGGCCGCAGCGCAGGTGCCCGAGGTCGCTGCTGCTTATAGCAGCATCCTGGCAGCGGTCGCACCGCTGCGCCAGTGGATCGCTGATGATGCGGCGGCTGCCGATGCCGCAGAGTAAAAACTTTGACCTTAGCAAAACACCATGGCCGCCACGCAAACTGGACGCACAAAAGAGAGCAAGGAGATTCCGTTTTTCGCGGAAATTGTCATCGATTCTGAGAACGGATGGAGCGAGGAGGACACGACGCCAGCCAGCGAGTTCCACTCGCAGGAGGGATTCGAGAATATGTCTGTGCGTGGTCTGCGGCAGTATGAGGTATCCGCGCGCTGGGCCGTTATCTCAGGCCAGACAAAGCCGATCAAAGGCGTCGCCCTCGAAGCTACCGACTCGACTCGCGTCACTGGCCAGGGGGAGTACTGGGTGGTGATGAGCGTGACCGACATCGCCGAGATGGATGGGACGCTGATGCAGGAGGGCACGCTGCGGCGCGACGCCCATATGGACACGCTGCTGTAACGCATAGACGATGTGGATCGCACTATTGGCCTCGCAACACTGCACGCTGCCCCGGAGGACTGCCGAGTCCTCGGGCGCACGCTGAGGCCGTTTAGCCTGTGGCACGCGCACCTGCTCGAGATTCTCGAGAATCCGCTCGGCGCGCACAGTGGCATCGATCCATTCGCATGGTTGACCGAGAGCGCGGTCGACGACGGGCTCGCGACCGTGTTCGCCGCCCTCGCCCAGGCAGTGGCCATCTGTTCGGGCGGCTATGATCCGCACTCTGCCGCATGGCCGAGCCGCCAGCGGGTATTCTGGCGACGCTATTACAGCCAGCCGGTAAGGCTGTGTGACGAGCTCGAGAGGTTCTGGGGTTATCGCACCGAGGCTCTCTCATTCCCGCGCGTGGCGAATCTGAAGGTGGATAACAAGTCGACGTTTAGGTCGCGCGTGCCGCTCTGGTTCGGCATGGCGACTGAGCTCATGCAGTTCGCGCACCTGGACAAGCGCGCCGCGTGGGAGACGAAAATCGACGAGGCGCACTATATGATCCTCGCAATGCGCGAGCAGCGTGGCGAGCGCACTGCACTGCTGGGCGATGTGTCGGCACTGCTCGCCGAGGTCGAGCGCGCGAAATTACAGCAAGCAGCCGTGGCCGTTGGCGATGAGGGAGGGCCTGCCTGATGGCCGGAGTACTGGTAGGGATCACGGCCAAAACGGCGCAGTTCAAGGCGGGCTTGGACAAGGCGCAGGGCCACGCGAAGTCATTTCGCAAAAAGACGCAGGCCGGTTGGAAGCGCGTCGGCGATAGCATCAAGGGCTCGCTGGCGACCGCTGCGCTAGGCGGCGGAACGTTCGCGTTGGTGCTCGATCGCATCCTGACAGGTTACGACAGCATCGCCAAGAAGGCGCGCCAGGCGGGCATGGATCCTGAAACATTCCAGCGTCAGCAGCACGCGTTTGAGAAAGCGGGCGTAGGGGTAGACGAATACACCGCTGGAGTGGTTCGCATGGGCCGTAAATTGGCCGAGGCGAAGGATGGCAACGAGGCTATTACCGAGGCGATGCGTCGGCTCAACCTCAACGTCGAGGAGTTCGCCGCACTCTCACCTGACAAGCAGGTGCTAGCCCTCGCTGACGCTTACGCAAACGCAGGTGACAAGCAGGAAGCATTCGCCGCCCTGTTTAAGTTGCTCGAGGACGACGCCAAGAAGTTCAAGCTGGCCTTCGAGGGCGGAGCGGCCGCAATCAATGACTCGGGCGATGCGCTTAAAAACGTGATGACCGCCGAGCAGCTGGAGTCGATCGAGAAGATGAACAATGCGATGGCGGACTTCAAAAAGAACATCAGCGTGGTGGTCGCGACCTGGCTGCCGCAGATGCTCGAGCTGCTGAACCAGCTGCTGGATCCTGCGAGCAAGTTCGGCGCGGCATTGCGCAGCGCGTTCCGCAGCGAATCCGACATAAATGCGGACGCGACGCGGCAGGCGGGCGATGAGACGAACCAGCTCGAGCGGAATCGCAAGGCGCGCGTCCTGGCGGATAGTATCATCGCAGGCCGGAAGCGTGGCGTCGCGCCGAGTGTGGTGAATGGGGAGGATATCAGTGCGATACCTGACGACGAGCTGCGCGACCACTTTTTTCGCAAGGAGGTCGAGAAGACGATGCGGTTGCAGCAAGCGCAGCGCGCTCGGCAGCGCGCTGGCCTCGCATCGGCGACTGCCGTGGGTGGCACCGTGGCGGCGGCAGGAGCAGTGGGCAGCCTGCCCGTGGAGGTGCTGCAGCAGATACGCGACCAGCTGCGTGATGGCATCCGCGTCGAAACTGAATCGCCGATCGAATCCGCCAGCCAGTAACCGACTCACTCATGGCCAGCACAGACACAGGGACGCCGCTCAACGGATCCGCCTATATCATCGAGGTAAAGGATAAGATCACATCGGATCGCGTGCGCCGCAGTCTCGACCGCTCGATCGTGGCAGCGTATCCAGCATACCTTTCGTTCCTGCCGGTGGACGGCGCGCGCCCTGATGGCCTGCCGCAGATGCCGCTGCTGGCGTATCAGGGCTGTACGGTCACGCAGGATAAAGTCGGTGACCGCGCCATGTATGCGCTGCGCTACGAGCAGACGGTGCCCGATCCTGGCGAGACTCCGCCGCCGCCTGTGATCCGCCGCCGCGCTGGGCAGAATGAGAGGGACATGCGCGAGCACCCTGATTTTGATGGCAACCTCGACCTGTTCTGGGACGAATTTTCGGAGCGACTGATGTCTGGCTCGGGAGTGCCCGAGGAGCTGGCAGGGCGTCGCCACTGGTGGGACATCTCCTCGGAGGTATCGGTCACGACATACTACAGCTCAGATCCCGGCAGCCTGCTCGAGAGCTCGCTCGGCGCGCTGGAAAATCCGCCAGGCGAGGCGGGCGACAACAAGTGGAAAGTCATCGACGGCAGCAACGGCCGCGATGGCCGCTGGTGGTCGGAGACGTTCGTTTACCAGTACCGGGGCACGGGTTGGGACGCTACCGCCGACAAGCAGCAGTAGCATGAAACGGAGCGATCGCACCGAGCTCGATAACCTGCGCCTGCGCAGGGGTGGGATCCCTGGCCTGCGCAGCTGGAACACGCTCATTGCGCTGCTCGGTCGGTTGTTCGCTCGCGTTGACGGGGACGATCAACCTTGGCAGAAGCGGAGGTTCCCGCTCGAGCCGTATCTCGATTACGATGCGGGGTGGTACGTGCACCTGCATCCGGGGCGCATGCTGGTTGCATTCGGCCAGCGTGACTTCGGCCGCGTGCCGTGGCAGATGGGCTCTGGCGTTTATGACGGCGATGCGCCTGCTCCAGCGGATCCGCCGCTGCGCCTGTCGCTAGTGGGCGAGACCGGCACCGACAAGACGCTCTGGCTGCGGCAGGATTACGAGATTGGCGACCCTGGCGAGCGACTGGCCCAAGCGGCCGATATCACGGCGACGCCCGAGGGGTGGGAGTTCGTGCTGCGCGACCTGGGCGATACGCCTGCGGTGACGTCGGAGGGCTCGGCCACTGAGTGGGTGGAGTGGTGCGATATATTATGGGACGGGAACCGGCCGTATATCTCGGAGACGCGCCTGCCGTTCCCGATGCCCTTCTCGCGTCCTGGATTCGGCCGCAACCATCGATTGATCGGGCAGGTGCGCAGCGATGGCTCGGGCGGCTGGGAGTATCAGGTCAGTGAGGGCACGATCGAGGAGACCGGCAGCAACAACGCAATCCAGGTGAGCCAGGCGTGGGCGGCATCGCCTGCGACGAAAACTTACGTGTGGGTGGAGATCAGCTATTCGACGTCGGTGGTGGCTGGCGAGTGGCACCAGAGGATGACTGGCGCATCGATCCAGACAGGCGCGGCGTGGGGCGTGGGCGGCACTGGCTTGCGCGTGGTGCGGCTGTTTGCGGTGAAAAACAACGAGATCACCGATGTCGAGTGGGAGGGGGACTACACCTGGTGCGAGCCGCTCGAGAAGGGCACTGACTCTGTATCGTTTCAGTGCATCAAGCTCTCGGAGACTCCGCCCTCGGATGCGAACTGTTACTTATTCGAGTTGTACGATATCGCCTTCGAGGTCGACTTCGGCCAGCGAACGATCACCAAGACGCAGGACGAGGGCACGGGCACCACGTACGAGGTGAAGAAGTGTATGGAGTCGGCGAGTAATGTCGAGATCGGCGGCACCTCGGTCGAGATTGGCGGGATCGGTGTAGAGATCGACGGCGACTAGGGATTGACCTCTGGCCTCGATCATGGCCTCGAGCTTTCACTTGCGCGCAAATGTCCGCGCGACCGCAGCAGCGAAGGCGGTAACCAGCGGATTCGGCGCAAGCGCCGATATCAACGTCGATATGCAGCTGGTGCCGTCAGAGATGGACTGGTATCTCAAGATTAGTCACCAGTTCGAGGCTGCTGCTGAGACGATCGCGATCGATCCGATGGATACCATGGGAGGCCGCACAACTGAATTCGGCGACACGATCGATCCAGATACAATAAAATATGTTTTGGTGCGCGTGGCCTCCGCCGATGGTGCGAACGACAGCGAGATCGATATCGATGTGGTGGGGTGGGCAGGCAATCCGTTTTTCGAGGCCGCCGCTGGCACGGTTAACCTGATCGCCACAGCGACGCGCGAGGACTCGATCATACGATTCGCGCCCAGCGGTCTGGCAGTGCCTGGATCTGGTGCCAGCCTGACGTTTGAGTGTAATTCGGCGACAGGCGCGAATGTCGATATCCTGATCGCAGGCACGGACACGAATGTAACATGATTGTGTTTCTCCTCGGCATGGTGGCAGGCGCGGCCCTGCTGGCTGCATGGCTGATATGGCGGCTGCAGCGCGTGAAAAATTGGTATGACTGAGCAAATCAGGAGCGCGCTCGACTCTGATGTGGTGAAGGTCGCCTCGCGCCTCGCGCTGCTCGTCGGTCTGCCGTGGAGTGTCTGGGTGACGAAGAGTCTCATCGAGCATAATTCCTCGTTCTCGCAAGGAGTAAGATTCACCGCCCAGGATGCATGGGCTCTCGAGACCAGGATCGATCGGCGATTCGACGCGCTGCCGCCGCCTGACACCAGGGCGCGCATGGCGAATATTGAGCTCGAGATTCGGGAGCTGCGCACCATGCTGCGTGCGGTCGCTGACGAGTTTACGCGCGACTTCGTGCGCAAGGACGAGCTGTCAGATTGAGCTGCCAGATTGACAGGCGGTCTGTCGGCGTGGGCCGCACTCGAATATCGCAGCGACGACCGAAGCGGATTGAGCGCGCACGCATCGTTCCGTTTATGTTGGAAAAAACGCTGATTTTTATTCATTCCACGCTCGGCAAGGTGGCGCAGAATCTGGCCTCCAAGGGTGGGGCCGCGCTGGCTTCCTGGGGCATTGCTACGGAGGACAACGCGCAGGCGATCATCGGCGCGATCGCAGTGCTGCTCGGCGCGCTGGCCGACTGGACGGTGCGCTCGCTGGACGCCAGGTTCATCCGCAAGCGGCAGGCTAAGATCGGCGCGACCGTCGACGGATGGGCAGGGCCTGAAACGAATGCAGCGGAGGATGCCGCATTATGAGACCTCTACGCGCTATCGCAGTCAGTCTGGCCATCGTCCTGCTCGGTGGTGGATGCACTACGACGGGCATCCTGCGCACCGCCGACGCTGACGCTGGTGCGCGCGGCGAGCTCGTCATCGGTCGCCGCACAGTCTTCGGCATCGAGCTGCCGCTCGGCGAGTGGAAGCCAGGCATCGGGATCTGGATCAATCGCGAGCGATCAGTCGACACATCGATCCCGGTGAGCGGTATCGGCACAGGAAAGTGAACCGGCACGGCATGATAATCATACCGACTCTGCTGGCGGCTTGCAGCTACAGCGCCACCGATGGCACATCGACCACGCACTGGAGCCTCGGCGGCCGCGGCGAGGTGCGCGCGCCTGGATTCGAGGCGGCGCACAATAACGATCACAGTCTCGACGCACTGGTCGACGCCGCGCGCAAGACGATCACCGCGAAGGTGGTGGTCGATGGTATCAATCAGCTGTCGGATAATTACTACGACAACGAGGCGGTCGATACAGACGCTGCGCTGCAGAGCCAGTCGATCAGCGCGCAGGAGCGCGTGCGGCTCGAGACGCTGCGCCAGAATACGCGTCGCCTGCAATTCGCTGAATAATCATGACCGCATTCGGAGACCTGCCTATACCGAGTCGCGAGCCAGGCGCGATCGAGGCCGAGGGCGACTTTCGCACGCGAGCCTTTCCAGGCCGACCGTTTGAGATTTGGGTGGATGGCCAGTGGGTGACGCTCGCCGACCTGATCGAGCGAGCGCAGCGCAATCCGCCGCCGACGTCGGAGTCGGACACACCATGAGGCCTGCTCTCATTATCGCTGCCATCGTTGCGCTGCTATCGGCTGGATGTCTGTCTTCGCAGAACAGGGCGTATGCGCCCTGGTCGCGTGCTCTGTGGGAGGCGGAGAATGCACGGCTCGATCGATGACGCTCGAAACGATTAAACTGATCACCAATGCGAGCATCGCGACGGTGCTCGCGGCTCTCATCGGGCTGATGCTCTGGCTCGCGCACAAGGAGCGAATCGCGGCGATGCAGGATCGTGATGGCATCTATCGCCAGCTGCTCGAGCGGCAGACCGACAGTTTGGAAAAGATCGCACGAACCTACGCAGGCGAATGAGACCAAAGACGAAAAAACCACGCCTGCCCGAGGCGAAGGTGCGCGCGATCCTCGAGGCGAATGGAGTCACCCAGGCGCGCAGCCCTGTCGCCGTCGTCGCGATACGCGGATACTATCTCGATAGCATGGGCGAGGCGGGTGCGAATGATCGGCGGATATACGACGATGCCCACTTCGTCTGCTGGCCGGACGGGTATCTGGCCGCCCAGGCGAATACAGATCCGAATGGGTATCGCGCGGGCCACGGCACCGGCGCGCGCAAGGGCATGGCCATGCTGAAGACCGGGATCCATCGCTACGGCACTGGACTGCACCGCGGCCGCGTCGCGTTTCGCCAGTGCGAAAAGTTCACGGTGTTGCGCGACGGGGAAGATGGCCCATACGAGCATACAGGCTGGCATGCGATCAACTGGCACAGTGGCAGCGGATCCTCGACGAGCAGCCTCGGCTGCCAGACGAATCCGCCCGACGTCTGGGCCACGCTGCGCCCGCATGTCTACCGCCTGCTCGAGCATTACCACGCTCCGCAGCGGAAGAACGACTGGGGCGCGTCAGTGCGCTCGTTCGATTATGTGCTGATCGATGAGACCGCTCGCCGCCGCGGTGATCTCTTGGTAAGTGCTCGCTATTTATGACCGGCCGCAAGCGGCGACCGCTTTGTCCTCGCTGCTATCGGCGGCGAGTGATGTCTGTTGGTACTGCGGGGCCGATCTGTATCACCTGTAAATTTCTATTTCTGAATCCAAAATGGCAAACGTAAATAAAACGATCACGATCGGAAACCTCGCGCGCGAGGTCGAACTGCGGCACCTGCCGAGGGGCACCGCTCTGCTCGAGAACGCGCTCGCAGTGAATCATGTCTGGAAGGACGACGCGGGCGAGAAGCACGAACGCGCGACGTTCGTCGACATCAAGGTCTGGGGCCGCCAGGCTGAAGTCGTGGCGCAGTACTGCACCAAGGGCGCGCCGTTATACGTGGAGGGCCGCCTGGAGCAGGATACCTGGCTCGACAAGGAGTCTGGCCAAAAGCGCAGCAAGCTCCAGATCGTGGCTGAGAATATCCAGCTGCTCGGCGGTCGCAGGGATTAAGGAAGGGGGCAGCAGGCGCACGGGAGGCGTGCACCTGCTGCGAATCTTTATTTAGGGTTGTGTCGCGAAAGATCCTCCCTGATCAAGCTCGCGATGTACTCGGAGAACGAGTGTATCCTGGCTTTCTCCATGCGGGCCTCGACATCGGCTAGGATGTCGGGGTGTATGGAAATCGACTTGGTTTTAAATACCCTGTTGTTGGAGGAACTAGGGCCTGGCGCAGACTTGGATTTCTTTGCCATGATGGCGCACCCTAGCCGAAAAGTGCGCAAATGGCGAAAAAAAAGATTGCCAACCGTTACGCGTCGTTATAGATGGTTAATAACCATTAACAATAATTAACAGTTATTAAGGGCTGCGGGCGCGCATTGAGCGTTTTTTTTTTTGCAGTTATCAACAGTAAATAACGATTCATGACAGTTGAGAAGAAGAAGACAAAAAAAAGCGTGCAGATCGATGAGGAGCTGATCGAAAAGGTCGAGAACATTCACGGGGCAGCGCAGCGGGTGAACTGGAGCAGCTACCTGCTGCACCTGGTTGTGGCCGACATCGAGAAGCACAAGGAGGAGGCCGACGCATGATGGCCGCCAGTGAATTCGCAACCGAGGCAGGTTTTGTGGTTGCCTGCCATCGGTGGGAGAACAAAGGAGAGCCGGGGCAGGTGCAGACCTGCCCCGGCATTTTTGTGCGATGACAGGTAAGCGATCCGAATGGGCCGACATCCTGCGCGCACAGGCCGACGCGCTGATCTCGACGCTGGCCGCGGTGCAGCGCGAACTGAGTCAGGTGCCGCCCACTGCGGAGCTGCAACCGCTGGCGCAGGATTCGACCGACGACCAGCGGCCCGCTCATTTTGCGAACGGCTGCGTGGTGGTGGACATGCTCAACGGTCGCCAGATGTGCGTGGCTGAGGCTGGCCCCACGGCTGCGTTCGCGTCTTATCATGACATCATCACCAGCGACGCTGATCTCGATGCCGAGAGCTGGCATGAGGCGATGGGGTACGCGCACCCGACGATCGATGGCGCGACTGTCTTCCGCGTCCAGCGGCACGCGAACAGTGCCATGGAGTGCGGGTTCGTGGTGCTGCCCGTCGACCGCATGGCCGACATGATCGCAGCCCATCTCGAGGCGGTCTGGGATCCAGACGACGCAGACGACGAATCACCAGATGCCGACTGGCTCTGACATGACAATAAAAATCAAACTATGAACAAAACGAAAACAACACCAACACTACCAGCGAAGCGGCCGTCCAGTGCTGTTTACCAGAGTCCGCAAGTGTCGCTGATGCAGCCGCTGCTCTGGCAGGCGGCATTTTGCTTGCAGAACGGCACCTCGCCCGAGGTGGCTGCGAGAATATGGGCGAGCCAGGCATCGCACCGCGTGGCAAAGGCGATGGGCTCGAAGTCATTCGAGCACCTGGTCGAGCTCATGCGCCGCATCGATCCCGGTGCGCTGGCGTGCATGGCGTGCGCGCTGAACGAAAACCATAAGCTGGGGAGGGCCGCATCATGAGCCTCGCGACTGCAGGCCCCGAGCTTGAGGCTGACCTCGGCCTCGAGGAGTCGATGGCAAAAACGCAGGGCGAGGTATGCATCGACGTCGCGCTCGGTACGTTTTTCCCGGTGATGATGGTCGCGCAGCAGCGCGGGTATTCAGTGTTCCGCCTGGCTCTGCTCGAGCGGCTGCGAACGCTCGGCGAGGATAACCCGCCGAGCTGCACCGACCTTGCGCTGTATGCGCGTTGTTCCCCGCAATACATCGCAGGGCACATCGATTTCCTGGAGGACGAAAAGCTGATCGCGCGCCGCCGATCTGATGACGATAGGCGCGTGGTCTACGTGCACCTGCTGCCAGAGGGCCGCAGCAATATCGAGGCATTCAAGGCGGCGTGCGCCTACAAGCTGGACACGCTGATCGAGCGCGGCAGCTACCTGTGATGGAGGGGCTGATAACATTGGCGTCAGTTTGGGCCATCTCGTCTGGATTGTTTATGGCCGCGTATTTCTTCGGAGCTTGGCGTCGCAACCGCGCCGAGGCCGCGATCGCAGCGGCAGTCGAAGAAAAGGAGCACGCAGCCGAGGAGGGCTGCTCCGCCGACGACGATGGGCCTGTCGATCGCTGCGACCGGTGCGGCGATCGACACTGCGGCCCATGCCTGCCCGTGCATGTAGTGCGCCGAGTGCGCAAGCGCGACTAGAGATGCCAGCATTTCTGACCGACATCGAACAGGCCCCGCTCGAGGTGCGCTGCCATCGCGTCCTGCAGGCGCACTACCGGCGCGCCGATGATGGCACCGGGGCATGGGAGGGCTACGAGACGGGCCAGGATCCGAGCGACGAGATCATGGCCCGCGAGGTGCAGGATATCCTGGCGCGCGCCCGCGCAGGTGAGGATCTGTATCCTGATGAGGTCGAGCTGCTCCAGGCGGCGATGGCCGACAGTGGGCTCTCGCATTCGGAGGACGACCTGCGCGCTGGCATGGCCCTGCTCGAGTGGGTATTCCGCGGCCCGCTGCACCCTGGGAACTGGGTGCGCCGCATCGTGGCTCTCGCTACGACATTCCGCCCCGACCTGCTCGATGGCCTGTCGGGAGAGGATCTCGCGCTGATGCTGGGCGAGACGAGGGCCGCGCAGTCTGTGCGCAATAAGATGCTCGAGGAGTGGGGCCGCCGCCCGACCGCCAAGAGCGAGACGCATCGCCGCCGAGCGGCCGCGAGCGCAACGAATAACCGTAACCGACACATCGGCAGCCCGCCGAGTACTCGCGTGTCGGTGGACATTTGATTTATGAAACCAGCCCGCCAATCCATACCGCTTGGTCGCATCGCGACCAGCGACGCGACCACGCAGTGCCGCGTGCGGCTCTGCCCGCATACGATCGACGACTACACGGAGTATCTGACGAACGGCACCAAGCTGCCGCCGCCTGATGTATTCGGCCCCGATGAGGATGGCACATACTTTGTGGGCGATGGATTCCATCGACTGGCAGCGGCGCGCGCTGCGGGCGTCACCGAGCCAGAGTGCGCGGTGCGTCCAGGCGGCCGCCAGGAGGCTCTCGAGCACGCGCTGCAGGCAAACGAGCGGCACGGCCTGCGCCGCACCGCCGCCGACCGCCGCCTGGCCTGCGAGCGAGCACTCACGAATGATCGACTGCGCTGCATGAGTGATCGCCAGCTGGCGAATGTCTGCCGGGTGGATCGGCGGATGGTCTCTAAGGTGCGTGCGCAGCTCGAGCAGGAGCATCCGGGGATGGCTGCAGAGACGCGAGTCGGAGCAGATGGCCGGGAGCGCACTGCGCAGCCAGCGTCGCGTGCGATGCGGCGAGAGGTGAGCCTTTGGGATCAGGCTGCTGAGAGCCTGGGCAATCATGGCGTGCTGCAGGATATGGATATCGAGCCCACTGCGGAGACTGGCCGCGGCGAGAATCCTGCATGGGTGGGCCTGCACCTGCGCCCTTGTCCAGAGGAGATCCGCAGCGAGGTCGGATATGAGAGCGTGCCGACATGGGGCGAGCTGCTGGCCGATCGTGAGGTGCCGACGACGGTCGAGTATCTCGATGCCGAGGGCACCGAGTGGTATTTTTATGCGCAGCGCGCGCTGGCCATCGAGGCGATCCAGAGCCTGCCGCCGCCGCTCGAAATATTCCGCAAGCGGCCGATTAGTCCGCGGCAGGCGGAGAAAGGCCAGGCGCAGCAGGAGCAGCAGCGCGAGATCGAGCACCGCCGCCAGTGGTTGGGCCGACTCCGCGCAGCATGCACCGCCGAGACTGCGCCGGGATTCGTCCAGTTTGGCCACGCCCTGAACCAGCGGCCCGAGGATCAAGGATACTTTCCGCTGATACTGCACACGCTCACGTTTGCGATCTCACAGGCGCATGAGAGCGGGCTTGAGTGGCTGCTGCGCGAGTATGCGCCCGAGATCGAGGCGAACATCGAGAGCTCAATCAGGCCGGATTTATACCCAGCGGACAAGTTGATCCTGGTGGGCCGCGCATTGGCGAGTGATCGCCAGCGGATCGCCATGCTGCTGCTGGTGCTGGTCGCGACTGATCTGCGCCGATCTGGTCGCAGCGGGCACATCGTGCAGGGCGCGCTGAAGCACTTCGGCGTGCCGTGGCACGCTGACGCAGAAAATTCCTAACTATGATACATCAATTATCCATAAACCATTGGCCCGCACTGATGTCGCCAGCCACGGCCGAGCGATATCTCGACGGGGAGATTACACTGCAGCAGCTGATCGATCGGGGCTTGAATCCCGTGATCACTGGACACAAGCGGACACGCTACGCGAAAAAAGCTATCGACTCGATCATCGACAAGATGATCGCCGAGGCAGGAAGGGGGCACTGCTAGGATGCCTGTCCAACCGCCGCCCCTCAAGATGACCGCCGAGGAAATCGTCGCGACGATTAACCGCGTGCCACGCGCTCGGCTCGGATCCACGCCGCCGCCAGAATTCCGCGAAGGCACTTGCTGCGGCACCCATAATTCGCCGACGCGCCTTTCGCATCGCACGTATCACGGGCGCGATGATGTCATCGCCAGGCTGGCCTCAGATATCAGCCGCCTCGAGGCCGCCGACTACGACGTCGAGAACGATCTGCTGCTCCTGCCAGTTTGCCCGCGCAAGGATCGCGCGCCTGGACTGTTCCCGTGCAAGCTATACCTGCGCCGACGCTATGCGCGCCCGCGGAGTTGATCGATGTCACATGCGATCGATATCGGGATCCTCGGGGTGGAGTCCAGCGTAGTGGCGCTCGAAGACCTCTGTGGAGATGCCCATCCAGCGTCGGATTTTCAAATCGCTGACTCCAGCAATCGAGAGCAGCGATCCAAACGTGTGCCGCATCGTGTGGAATGTAACCCACGGCAGGCCGTTCGCCGCTGCCAAATTCTTGAAGGCGCGTTTCGCATCGTATCGATACTGGTGCCGCCCGCCAGGTGGCTTGTCGGGGCGCAGCAGATACGGCCCAGGCGCATCGAATCGATCGAGGAATCCTGCGAATGCGCGCGACAGCGGCACCGAGCGCGCCTTCTTGCCCTTCGGCACCCAGTCGGCGGCCTCGTCTGCCTGGACGGTGATCGAGCCGCCGCCGCCGCTCGATCGCTGAATCCACTCTGGCCGCGCGTGCACGATTTCGCCGTAGCGCATGCCTGCGTGGAATCCGCAGTAAAGGATGAGCTGGAGGTGCGGCCGATCCGCCGCCGCGTCGATCAGGCGGTCGCGCTCCTCGGCCGAGCAGAATCGGTCGCGCCTCGACGACTGCACCGTCGGCAATCTGAGTGCCGCCGCTGGGTTGCGCACTGTGATGCCCATCTCAAGCAGCGACGAGAATACCGAGCGCGCCTGGCGGATATGGTGCGCCGCGCTGGCCGCCGACAGGCCCTCCTCGAGCATCGACGCATGCCATCGGAGCAGATCATCGCGCGATACGTGGTCTGGCTTGCGGTTGCCCATAAAGGCGATCAGTCGCCGATGCGACGCGCGCGCCTCGCGGGCCGTTTTGGGAGTCCACTTTTTGTGTTTGAGTTTGGCAGCGACGACCTGCTCGGCCACTTCCTCGAGGTGGCCGGTGCGATCGTCTGCAAGTCTGCGAGTCATCAAGTCGCCCACCATGGCCGCGGCCTCGTCGTACGACTTGGTGCGCAGCGACATCGCCTGCGGCCGAGCATGTCCCTCGGCCGTGGGCGGTTGCCAATACCAGAATCCCGGCACCTTCTCGCCACGCGCGTTGCGGTGCCATCGCTGATACATCCCCTGCACCCCTGTTTGATTTCGTCGGCCCATGCGACCACTACAGCAAATCGCTGCAGCAAAAGCAACGGAATTAACCGCTTTGCATCAGCAGTAAGCAGATCCGACCGCTCATTATCAACGAGTTACACCGTGGGCGCAAAATTTGTAATCAGTAGGTCATCGGTTCGAATCCGATACCTGGCTCTTAAGAATCAACGAGTTAGAAAAGGGTGCGCGATCGCTGCAGCAAAACACTGCAGCAATAAACGCGGTTTAAAGGCAGTTAAAAGCGATTGGAGGGCATGTGGACGCGGTTGAGCGGGCCATTGCTTACCTGGCGAAGTGCCCGCCCTCGATCGCTGGATCGGGTGGGCACGATGCGTGCTTCAAGGCGGCGAAGGCCCTCGTCGTGGGATTCGATTTGGGCGACGAAAAGAGCTTGGATCTCATGCGCTCGCATTTTAATCCCGGTTGCCAGCCGCCCTGGTCGGAGAAGGAGCTGCGGCACAAGGTGACTTCGGCTTGGAAGCATCCAGGCGACAAGGAGGTGGGGTGGCTGCTGGGAGATAATGAGACGGAGCGGAAGAGGGCACGGGCAGCATCGACGTCCACGGGATCGGGGGCTCCGGCCCCGGCTTCGTTGGAGGAAAAGACCGAGCCAGAGTTCCAGCCGGAGGTGCTGCAGCGACAGGCGGCTCGCTTGGGCTTCGAGGTGACCACGGAGTGGCTGGCTAATCGCTCGCCTGTCGATCCGTACTCGTATCGATCGCCTGGGCTGTTCTTGTCCTCGATCGCGCACGATGGCGAGTTTTTTGTGGTCTGCACTGGCGCACTGGGAAAGGGGAGTTTTTTGTTCGATCGGGATCGGTGGGGATTCTCGCCGCTCAAGACAGACTGGTCGACGCAGACGCCGACGCTCTCGCGTGGCGCAGGCTTGCTCGGTGAGCTGCCTGCTGATGCGCTGGGCACCGAGGGCGGGGCGTGGTTTATGGCCCAGCCGGTGCGCGGCGAGCCTGCCGATGGATCGTGGTGGGCGCGTGGCGCGGTGACTGCATGGCGGTATATGGTGCTAGAGATTGATGTCGAGGGATTCCATCGCGAGTGGATGGCCTTCCTGGTGGCCGCAGCCCTGCCGATCGAGGCGATCTATACCAGCGGCGGCAGGAGTGTGCACGCGCTCCTGCGCCTGGATGATGCGAGCAAGGATGAATGGGACGCGACGCGCGACCGTTATAAGAGGCACCTGGTCTCGCATGGCGCAGACCCGAAGGCCCTGACGGCGGTGCGGATGACGCGGCTGCCAGGCTGCTATCGAGCAGGGCGGCTGCAAAAACTGTTATACCTCGCACCGAGGGCAGATGTGCGCGCGATCGCTGATCTGCCGGAAAAGCGGTCGGTGCGTGCCAAGTGGGGCAGGAGTGATGACGCGCGCCGATTTTTCAAACTATGACAACAGCACAACGGGAGGCGATCGAATAGATGGCAGAACTGCAGGGCTTAGACGATGCTGCCAATGAGGGCGGCCTGGATATCGATCGCCATGAGGTGGAGATCGGGCCGGTGATCAGCGAGCTGGCGAGCGAGATCGGCTCGCTGCTGGCTACCAAGCCGATATTTGTGCGCGATGGCATCCCGACGGTGGTCTCGCGCGAGGGATCATTGCAGGAGATGGTGCCGCTTAAGTTTTGCTCATGGGTGGAGCAATACATTGAGTTTTTCCAGGTGCGCGGCGAGAAGCGGGCGCGAAAGAGTCTGGCGGCTGATACTGCCGCAAAGGTGCTAGTTTCTGATGCGTTCCTCGAGCGACTGCGCGAGATCAGGCGGGTGAACACGCTGCGGATGCCGGTGCGCCGCGAGAGCGGCGGAGTTGAACTGCTGCGCGAGGGCTACGATGCGCGCACTGGAATCTATACGAGGCCGCTCCTGGAGTATCCTGCGGATTGGTCACTGTCGCAGGCGGTGCGGCACCTGAAGGCGATTTATCGGGATTTCCCGTTCATCGGGGAGGGTGGCGAGTGCGTGCAGGTGGCGGCGATGCTGGCCATGTTTTCACGCGAGCTGCTGCCGAGATACGCGCATGTGCCTGCGTTTATATTCAATGCAAATAAGAGCAGATCGGGCAAGACGTTGCTGGCGAAGATGTGCTGTGGATTTGCGAGCGGGCAGATCAATCTGCAGGCCCTGCCCCGCACCGACG